TCACTCTGGCTGCGCAATTCTTTCCTCAAGAAATTTGAGGATCAGAAGAGTGCAGACGCAGACCTTAAAGCTCTCGGGCTCTTTTTACGGAGCAACGAGAGATGTAAGGAGTTTGCGTTAAAACCAGAGAGATTGTTTGAGGATGTACTTATTGAAGAGGTCAAAAGCCTCTTTGATTCGTACTTCCACGATGGCCCGAACTTATCGTTGGACCTTTCTAAAATTTCAGAAGGTCTTATGACTGGTCCGGGTGCTAGTAGAGGAGCAGTTTCGGACAACTTTTACACAAAGCTGTTCGATTCCAACCTCACTTGCACAAGCGATCATCTTTACAGGGATTACCGGTGCGCTATAGTTGATTGGCCTTATTGGAATCTCGCTGAAAATGCGCGTGAAAACCAGTATAGGCACGCTATAGTGGAAGGTAACCGTCTTTCCTTTGTTCCTAAAACGTCAGTAATCTCGCGTACTATCTGTACCGAGCCTAATCTGAATATGCTTTTTCAGAAAGGGATCGGGTCCTTCTTAGAAGAACAGTTGGAACGCCGTTGGAAACTTTCAATGGCCGACCAACAGTTCGTCAACAGAAGGCTGGCGTGCCTTGGTAGTATCGACGGTTCCTTTGGAACCATAGACCTATCTTGCGCGTCAGACAGTGTGTCTCTCAACCTCCTCAAAACTATCCTCCCACCGTATGTATATCGGTGGTTGGAGAGAACGAGGAGTCCTTTTACCATTCTTCCAGATGGTTCCAGGATTGAGTTACACATGGTATCGAGCATGGGGAATGCTTTTACGTTCCCTTTGCAAACGATACTATTTGCGAGCATAGTTGTTGCCTCATACCGGCTTTTGGGAATTCCTCTCAAAGACCGGTCCTCAAAAACCATGAATTTCGGCGTTTTTGGTGACGATATTATCGTAGTTCGAAAGAGCTACGATTTCGTTATCAGAGCGCTTGAACTCTTTGGTTTTGAGGTAAACACTGAAAAGTCGTTTAATGTTGGCAACTTCCGTGAGTCTTGTGGTGGAGACTACTTCAGGGGTAGTGATATCCGTGGAGTATATCTCAAGAATCTATCCACAAGCGCTGACGTTTACTCCATCATCAATCGGTTAGTTCGTTGGAGTGCGCGATCAGGAATAATGCTTCACCGCACAGTACGGTACCTGCTGGGACTGGTGGACTTCTTACCGGTACCAGTAGATGCCGGAGATGCGGAGGGCATTAAACTCCCGGTTGCTCCTCCAGGAATGCCACGGGATAAGCATACAGGCGGCGTGATATATCGCTACCTGTCTGCAAAACCGATGTCATTCCGTTTACCAACTGCCGCTGATGAGCTTCGATACTACCCATTTTCTCGTGGAAAGAGAAGAGAAATCTTCTTTAACCCGGATGGGCTGTTGACAAGTGCTGTTGGAGGTTTCATAAGGGACGGACGTGTTATGGTTAGATCTAACCATAATAGGTTCAAAATCCGTCGTAGGGTCACCTCACGTTGGGTTGATCCTTCCGCGGTAGGGGTTTATGAGCCCCTAGGCGGTCGCTGGAAGGCGGCCGCCGAAACGTTACTTTACTAAGTAACGTACCCACAGAGGAAAACATCCCTCTACCCACTCTACACTTGT